TTTCAATGATAAATATCAATAAAATTCTATAAAAATAGTGCTTTTTTTTTAATAATAAAATCAATAGGTTAGCAGTATATATGCTATATATTCCTGGTATAACATAATAAAATCAATAAGTTAAGAGATTATTGCGGTTTTTTTAAAGTAATTTCATGGTATGGTAAAAATATTTTCATCCCTAACATATCAAAATCATTGGTATTTTTAAAAAAGAATACAAAAAGTATCAAGAAAATCGCTTTAAAATCACCATAGGTAGAGGAGATATTCATGGAAAAGAAGAAAAGAATCACATTGGCAAGATCAAAAAGCAATGCGAAGAAAGCAAAAGGGAAAGCCGCCAATAATCCATTGGGCAGACCCCAGGTTTATAATGATATGATCGGAGCATATATCTGTAGAGAAATAACAAAGGGTAGAACAATAACATCAATCTGTAAGGATAAGGATGTCCCAAGTATCCCTACAGTTTTTAGTTGGTTAAATAAATTACATCCGAACTTTAAAGAAGATTTTTTTAAATCCTATGTAATGGCAAGGGAAATCCAGGCTGAAGTATTGGCGGATGAAATAAAGGATATTGCGGATGATGGATCAAATGATACCTATGAAACCGTAAACCCAAAGACCGGGAAAATGGAAACACGGGTGGATACGGATCATATCAAAAGAAGTGCATTAAGAGTGGATAGTAGAAAATGGTTAGCAGCACATTTACTTCCGAGGAAATTCAGTGATAGAGTTCAGTTGACCGGAGCAGAAGGAAAAGATTTAATCCCAACGGCACCCACAAAGGTGGTATTTAAGTTTGTAGGAGAAGAGGAAGAATGACCGGTGAAGTCAATATAGACATCCCAGTAGCCTTTCAATTCCTGTTAGAGCCCCATAGGTATAAATCGGCATATGGCGGAAGGGGAGCGGCCCGGTCATGGTCATTTGCGAGGGTATTGGCGGTACTTGCATCTTACCAAAAGAAAAGAATCTTATGCACCAGAGAATATCAAAACAGTATTAAAGATTCAGTTCATAAAACCTTATCCGATCAAATAGAACTTTTAAACCTTTCTCCATACTATAACATCACCAAAACGGAAATCTCCAGTAATGTCGGTTCGGAGTTTATTTTTAAGGGATTACAACATCCATTGGAAATAAAGTCAATTGAAGGAATAGATATTGTCTGGCTGGAAGAAGCGCAAAGTGTATCAGAAGAAAGTTGGCGGTTCCTGATTCCTACCATAAGAAAGGATGGATCGGAAATCTGGTTAAGCTGGAATACAGGAGCCAAGACTGATCCCACCTACCAACGATTTGTAATCAATAAACCCGATGATTGTGTATCCAAGCTTTTAACTTACCGGGATAACCCGTTCTTCCCTAATACTTTGCGTAAGGAAATGGTGCATTGCAAACGGGTTGATGAAGACGCTTACAATCATATCTGGGAAGGACTACCGCAACATTTAAGTGATGCACTGGTATTCAAGAATAAGTTTGTTGTTGAGGAATTTGAAGCTCCACAGAAAGTAAAATTCAGAATGGGAGCGGACTGGGGATTCAGTAACGATGCCACTACCCTGATCCGCAACTATATTGTCGGCAATGATTTGTTTATTGATTACGAGGCCTATGGGGTGGGTGTGGAGTTGGAAGAGTTACCACAACTGTTTGATTCAATCCCGGGAAGCAGATTTACCAAGATTGTTGCCGACAATTCCAGACCAGAAACCATTTCTTTTATGAGAAAGAAAGGATTTCCGATAGTAGGCTGTGTAAAGACTGCTACAACCAAGGCTGGATTTGTCAGAGATGGTTTGGAGTTCATGCGGAAGTTTGACAAAATTCATATTCATAAAAGATGCATTCATACCAAAGATGAGTTTGAACATTATTCTTTCAAGGTAGATAAAAAGACGGAAGAAGTGTTGCCGGTATTGGCAGAAGGATTTGACCATTGTATTGATGGTATTCGTTATAGTTTGGAAGATTTGATTCGTGGAACTGGAATTGACTGGGTTGCCGTGGTGGGGGGATAAATGACCGCTCAAAGAACGAAACAAGATTACACTTCTCCAAGAAATAAATACAAATCTGGCAGGCAATGCACCTGGATATTGCCCAACGGTAAAAGATGTTCTAAGAAAGCTTGCGGTTATTTTTTCTGTAAAGAACATTTTATTGCGGCGACACATATGGAAAGTGGTTTGATGCATTGTGAAATGGGAAGAATGTTATGAGTCATTTAAAACCGGGACAATATCCGTTGAAGCCGGGAAGAGTAAATATACCGGTGATTGTTTTAAGCACGGTTGATATAGACAAGACGGGAATAATCAGGAAAGTGACTTCGGCAAGCAGTCAGAAGGTTATTATAGGTAGGGTGGAAAAGACGATCCAGAATGATTTTCTGGCACAACTGGTTCCGTAAAGGAGAGAAAAATGTTAACGCAAGACATCAGAGACATCGTTAATGGCAGAATCATAATGAAGGATGGCAGAACTGTTGACCAGATTTATAAGGGCTTTGATCTATACAAATCTGGCGAAAAGGAGTTTACCGCTACAAAGGAAAAAGATAAATACGAAGGTTCTCTTGATGATGTGAAGAGGCAGATCGACAAATATTGGGAAAAGAAGGATGCCGAGGAAGTGTTGAAAAAGAAAACTAGTGATGTTGCAGGTAAAAAAGTAATTAGTATTACATTGAATGATCCAGATAATAGTCTTATTGAATTTCTGGATTGGTTAAAGAAAACAGCTAATCCTGGTCATTCATTTGTGGTAGTAGGAGATCCTGAAAGGGAAGGAAATTCTGCACCTAAGTTTGGGTTTGATGGGGATGGTGCGTTTAGAATAGATGATATTAATATTAAAGAGGTAATAGGAGATACTCACGACGCTCTTGATCCCGATGAGGCATTCGACATTAGAGATATAGAAAAGGAAACAATCAGCAACGATTATTTCAGGAAAGTGTTATTCACCGCTGATAGATTGCAGTTGGTAATAATGTGTTTGAACCCGGGAGAAGATATTGGTGAAGAGGTTCACCCGACAACAGATCAATTTTTCCGAATTGAGGAGGGGGAAGGAAAGGTAATTGTGGATGGTAGGGAGATAAATATAAAAGATGGCTCATCTATCCTGATTAAATCAGGAAGAGTCCATAATATCATCAACGACTCCAATAAGCCATTGAAGCTTTACAGCCTATATTCCCCTCCTCATCACCGGGATGGATTAATTCAGAAGGAGAAATAAAACTATGACATCGACAAGACAACCATTAAGAAAAAGCGTATTGAAGAGCAAAACCGCCATTGCTGAAAGAAAGAACCGGCCCAAGAAGGTTGTTCGCAGAACAGTTACCATTACCGAGTCTACCATTATGACCGTCGGTAATGTACAGAAGGAGAATAAAGTAGAGGTTTCCTTTGCAGCCGATCCCAATGAAGTTGTGGAGATGGTCTCAGCAAAGAAAAAAAAGAAGAGTGAATAAATGCATAGAATCAATTTCCGTGGATTAAACATCAGGATAGAGCAAAAGGTCGGCTCGGTTCGTGAAGGCGTTAATAAGAAGGGCGAACCGTGGAAGGTCAGATTTTACTATCCTTATGGATTTATCTGCGACACCATGGGAAAAGATGGTGATGAGATTGATTGCTTTATTGGCGATTATTGGGAGTCTGAAAATGTTTACATCATCCACCAATTAAGACCAGATGGTTTGTACGACGAAGATAAGGTGATGCTGGGATTTAGAGATTTAAATTCCGCAAGAGACGGTTATCTTGCTCACTACAATACACAGGGGTTTATTGGTAAGATTACCGCCATGCCGTTCTTTGAGTTTAAGGAAAAGATGAAAACAGTCGGTAGAATTGGGGCGATGGTAAAATGATTGAATTTGTGCTGAAGATTATACTTGCAATATTTGCTTTTCCATTTATCATACTTGCAGGGGCGGTCTTTGGTGCATTTTATTTTAGTTTTGTATGGATTGAGGCAATGACAAGCAATGTCTAAAAAACAGACCTTTGATTTAAGCACAGGTGATTCATTTACAAACTTCTTGGCGAAGCTTGGGGCAAATACGCAGAACCTTCAAAGCTACAGCCAATATTCATTATCACCTTTTGTAACCAGAAATCGTATTGATCTTGAAGCGGCATACAGAAGTTCATGGTTGGTCGGTCAGGTAGTAGATACGGTAGCAGAAGATATGACCAGAGAAGGCGTGACCATTAATTCTGAATTGCCACCCGATGATATAAAATTGATTCAATCAACGTTTATAGATTTGGCTATCTGGCATGAAATATCCAACACCATTAAATGGGCGAGATTGTACGGCGGAGCGATAGCGGTCATTCTGACGGAAGGGGCTGATTATGAAAAGCCATTAAATATAAATGCGGTCGGCAAGGGAAGGTTTAAAGGTCTGGTGGTGTTTGACCGTTGGATGCTTGACCCTTCTTTTGGTGATTTGGTAACAGAGATTGGTCCGAGCATGGGTAAACCAAAGTATTATAGAATCCTTCCCGGTATGCCCGCTTTGTCTGGGCAGAGAGTTCATTATTCAAGAATCATCAGGTTTGATGGTATTGAGTTGCCCTATTATCAG